CGAAAATCACCCAGGCCCCGACCATGACTCCGGAGCAGTTGGCTCTGCTCAACAGCATGATGAGGGGTGCGACGAATCAGATGCAGGGCGTACAGCTCGGTCAGACCTGGGGCGGTCCCGGGACAACGTCTAGGCAGGGGGCGGGTGGGACTCCGTGGGATCCTTCTATTAACCCGGTCGCCAAGTTCCTGGGCCCCGGTGGGATGCCGCAGGCTCCGATTGCCGGGGCACCCGCTGTCCCGGGTGGCCAGCAGGGCGGGTCTGGAGCGATGGTCAACCCCTTCGGCCTGGCGGCCTATTCGAATCGGGACAACCTCGTCAACCCGATAGTCAATCCGTTCCGCAGAAATATCGGAGGGTAACATGGGCTCTTATAATCCGTACGACGAAAGCACCTACAATCCTACACAGAGAGCCCTGTCTCGCCCCCTCACTGCGCCCAGCTTTAATCCTAACAACTCTGTTACCAGGATCCCGACAACCACGCCCTCGCCCGTTGCCCAGACCCCTACCGCCAACGCGGGTTCTCCTCAGACTACCCCGTTGGTCACCAACCCGCCGGCGGCCCAGGGAGCGGTTTCTCCAGCTGATCCGAATGGAGACCTGGCCAAGTGGGGCTACACCGGAGCTATACCCATCAACAATGTCGAACAGCAGGCGATCGACTTTGTCAACAACATGTACTCCTCCGGCGGGGCCCTCGGGTCCATGAACAACGCCCAGGACTACTACTCCCAGGTTCTTCAGGGAAAGTACGGCCCGGAAGGGCAGGCGTATCTCCAGCAGGTTCTTGATCCTATGCGTACCAGCTCCATGCAGAATTACAACGACATGAGCAAAGCCCTGGCGACAAAGTTCTCTGACATCGGTGGGTTCTATGGCGGAAGGGCCGGTATCGCCCAGGGTCGGCTCGCCTCTGACGCGGCCAACAACATGGCCCAGAACGAAGCTAACCTTCGGTACCAGGGATTCGCCGACAACATGAACCGCATGGGTGGAGCGGCCCAGGGTCAGGTCGGCCTGGCCCAGGCCCAGTCTGAAATGTCCGGGGACATGTTGAACTACCTTCTGTCCACCGGCGGGATGATAACTGGCAGGGACGCGGCCAATCGTGCCCAGTACCAGCAGGCTCTCCAGAACTCGTACAACGACTGGGTCAGGGCTCGCAATGAGAACCTCCTTCCGTTCTCGTGGGGCCAAAACCTCGTCGGACAGGAAGCGACCACTCCCGTGGTCACGACCCAGCAGTCTCCGTGGGGCGCGATCCTTGGCGCCGTCGGACAGGGCGCCGGCGCCTTCACCGGAGGCATCGGGTCCAGCCTGGCTAGGAGATAACCATGCCTAGATCCAGAAACGGCGCAATCGTCATTGAGCAGGAGTCTCCTTGGTCCCAGTTCCTGGGGGGCTTCGGCCAGGGCGTCTCGCGTGGTGTCCAGCAGTTTGAGAAGGACGCCGCGGAAACCAAGGCGCTCACGTCCGAGTTCCTGTACAACGTGGGTATCGGCAAGATCGCGCCGGAGGCCCTGGCGGGCGCGGATATGCAGGCCTTTCTCGAACAGACTGGCCTCATGAAGAACCCTCAGATCCAGGCCGCTGTCGATCGGGGCAAGAAGGCCATGCCCGGGGCATCGGCTCCTCCGTCGATCCCTGCTCAAATTCCGACCAGCGATCAGGCCTCCGCCGGCATCGGTGGTGGGGCTGTCAATATACCACAGCCCGAGCCCGAGGCTCCGCCCCAGTCCAAGGTCAACGAATACCTCCAGAACAAGGCTGACACGCGCACGCTGGCGCTGAACGAGGCCGAGCGAAAGGTCACCCTGGCCAACTCCCTCGTTCTTCAGCAGAGGGCGGAGGACATCAGGCAGGCTCGTAAGCGGTCCCTTCCGGAACAGCTGAAGCTCCAGTCCGACCTCGTCAAGGCCGCCGGAGTGGACAAGTCCAACGTCAGCTACACAATCAACACGGAGGGAGAGGTCTCTGTTTCTATCCGCCCACCCGATGTCGAGAGACTTCTCAATAGACAGGACAAGATTGCCACCGCTTACACCAGGTTCGAGGAACAGGCCGCCACGTACAAAGAAAAACAGACCATGCACGCGTACAGGCTCAGGTCCATGCTCGAGAACGATAAGATCACCCCGCAGGACCTGGCGCTCGCCGCTGGCGAAGCTGACTCCAAGTGGTACATGGCCGCATTGGCCGCGATCGGTGGGACCAAGGACACCAAGCAGAAGGTCTCCGTTACCGTCGATCAAGTCAACGGCGTCTTGAACCTCATCAACCAGAACATCCAGACCTACAATCGCGCGATTCAGGCCGAGGGCGACAGGGCCCAGGCCGACCAGGATACGATCACGTCCCGCTTCATCCCGAAGCTGGCGTTCGAAGACGTGTCCGGAGGGCTCACGGCCGAGGAATACAAGAAGAGGAAGAGCCCAGAAGATCCCGGAAAGCTCATCAGTGACGTTCGCGGTGACTACCGCGGATCTGGGATCTCTAGCCCGAGGCCGGCGGCAGGCCAGGCCCAGTCCGACACCGAGAAGGTAACCCGGGTGTACGAAGGCCTCAAACAGACAGTCATGGCGGCGATGAAGGACAACCCCAACGTGTCCGGCCCGGACATCAAGAACGCCGTCATCGGAAACAAGGAGCAGATCATGGCGGAGTACGGCCTCACCGAGCGCCTGTTTTCCCTGCTCATGGCCATGTCCGACAAAGTCCTTGCATAAGGATTTACAATGGGCGTACTCGATACAATAAAAGCGGATCTTGCTGGGCCGACCGGGCCCGTCACAGAAACCATCGTGCCCACCGCCCTGCCCCCGCCGGGCAAGTCGGCCGGAGTCTTGGAGAAGATCTCGGCACAGCTCCAGAAGAGGGAAGACCTGGCGGCGTTTAGCCAGGGCCCAGAAAAAATTATGATGCCAGATCTCACCCAGCCCCTTCCTCCTAACGAGATCTCTCGCAGGCCGCAGGATTTCGTTGGCCCCCGGAAGCCCAGGACCGATGCGGAGATCGACAAGATGAACCCGAAGCCGGCCCTCGGCTACGGGGCGGCCGGCGCTCTTGACGCGGTGGCGAACACGTTCGAGGATATTCGCCTGGCCTTCACGGAGAAGGGCAACCCAATGATCGGGGCCATGGCCCAGCAGTACCGAGAGCAGGGAGTGGCTGGGATCCTCAACTCCATCACCGAGGCAGTGCCCATGCTCCCGGTTGGCCTGGGGGGGTTCGTCGGAGGGACGGCTTCCTGGGTGTCTGCAACGTCTAGGAGGATCCTGGCCGGGGAAAACGTAGGAGACGCCATCATTAACGGCGAGGCTGAGGGGATGGAGTTTTCCGAGAAGCTCTCCTCGATCTTCCGCCAGGACAACCCGTCTCCCATGGCCCAGGGCATAGTCGGTGTTGTAGCCGCCCCGTTCTCTTCCTTCTCCGCCCTGCTCGACCACGCCGCGGCTCAGGTAACCAGTGACCCGAAGGCCCAGGCCGCTGTCAGGTTGCTTGGAAACCTGGCCCTGCTCGGGGGTGGGGAACGAGCCATTAAGTATTTCGAGGGAGTTGCCGCATCCAAGGGCAGGATCGTGTTTGACGCGAAGGCCCTGACTGACCTGGCCACTTCCGGGTCCAAGGATCCTCAAGTCGCCCTGGTTGCTCAGTCGGCGGCCCAGAGAATAGATCCCCTGGTCAAGGTTGATAAGGCCATGGCCGACATCACCGCCAAGATGGCAGACGGTCAGCTCATGCGGACTGAACTCGAGATGCGTATGCCGAGGATGGTCGGGGAGCTGGACGACCCGGTCCAGCGCGGCAGATGGTCCGTCGTTCTCAAGGCGGAGATGGAGAAGCGCGGTATGGCCCCGATTGTTCGTCCAGGAGAAGGCGGAGTTCAGTACACGGGCCCGGAGCTTGGGGAAATATATGGGATACAAAACCCCTTGGACAGGCCAGCCAAGAAGCCAGTCAGGTTCGATCCCAAGAATCTTCCCGAGGGCATAGAGGCTCGTCCCGTGCCGAGGGTGGATGAGCAGGGCAAGCCCGTCCTGGACAAGGATGGAAACCAGTACATCGACACCCAGTACTGGAAGAAGGTTGAGGGCCTGACGTACGACAAGGACGGAAACCCCGTAAGGAAAACCGTTGACACCCAGGTCATCGCCACCCCCGAAGAGAAAGCCCGCCTGCATAGGCAGGGGCAGGAGAGCCGTATTCCGGCTTCCCTCCGAGAGGTCAACCCCCACACCGAGGGCGGGTACGTAGTTGTCCCCGGACCGATCGGCCACCCAAACCTTCGAACGAACGGCTCGATTACAGAATCCAGACTCGTCTATGAGAAGTCTCGCGGCAGGACTCTCGGCCCCGAAGAGGTGGTTCACCACAAGGATCTAACCAAGACCAATAACAACGAAGAGAATCTGTTCGCCTTCAGGAACCAGAAGGCGCACCGAGACTACCATGCCAGCCAGGCGGCCATGGAGCTTGCCGATCAGATCCGCCAGGAGGGTCTCGACAAACCCAACGAGTTCACCTGGTACATTGAAGACACGGCCGACGGGGAGTTCATGCCGGCCGGGAGAAGCTCGACCACGGCGGAGCCGGCCATTACCGACACCCAGGTCCTGTACAAAATCTATGCGGATAATCGCGGGGGCCTCCAGGCAGAGAAGTGGGGCAGTGCGGTTGATCCGAAGACCATCGAGCGTGCCACCAAGGGCGCCATCTCGGCGGAAGGCGTAGAGGCCGTCCCGGCTGGCAACGCCCCTTCCCAGGCCCACGTCCAGCTTGTCAGCGAAGTCAGCAAGCTCGTCAACGAGCCGCCCGGAGGGCCCCACCAGTACGGCTGGAGCTTTCACCCAGAACACGGCGACAGTCAGACCGGCTGGACCAAGGGGAAGTACATCGTTTCGAAGTGGCCAGATCGCGGTGAGATCTATCAGGGGACCAAGCCGACCGACGCCCAGATCCAGCAGTTCGTTGAGAAGAACGCTGACCTCCTAAGCGATAAAAGGAACTTCGTCGGTGGGTGGCAGGCAGAAAACGGAGACTTCCACATGGACATCTCCACGACGGAGGCCACCCTGGCCGCGGCCGAGTTCGCCGGCAAGGCGTACGATCAGAAGGCCGCCGGGTTCGACCACCCAACGGAGGGTTTTCAGGAAGTTCCCACCGGTGGTACCGGGCGACGATGGACTCCGGAAGAGACCGCCGCGGCAGGCTGGCCTCACCCAACCGAGCGAAATGCGCCACTTACTGGACCCGCCCCATCTGGCGATCCGGCGGTCGCCCTGCTCGAGGGGATCCAGAAAATCGGCCTGACCACACAGACTCCAGAGGCGGGCAAGTCCTTCAGACAGCGGGCAGAGGGCTGGGTAACCGACCTGCTCGATCGCTTCTACCCGATCCATAAGTACTCGAAGCAGGCCGGAAAGCTCCTTCCCGGGGAGAACCCATCGCTCATGGTCAAGGCCGGGGCCCTGTCTGGGATGACGGGGAAGGCCGAGAAGAAGATCTTCCAGGGCGGCTTCGATACCGACATCTACGGGATGAATAAGCCGAATGGTCAGCCGGCTCTCAACGAGATCTACAAGCCCTTCCGAGACGATATGCCCGGGTTCGACAAGTACCTTATCTCCCGCGCGGCCCTCGAGGAAGAGGCTCTCAACAGATTCAGGAAGCCGGCGGATTGGGTTAATACCGGAGTGGACCTGGCTGACGCTAAGGCGTACGTCGATGCTAATGCGGCCAAGTACGACGCCGCGGCGAAGCAGTACACCAAGTACTTCCACAGTCTCCTGGACGAGCTTTCTAACAGCGGGCTCCTGGATCCAGAGGTTAAGTACGAGTGGAGATCGAAGAGGCCGGAGTACGCCCCGTTGCGGCGCGACCTAGAGTCCCTGGCCCAGTCTCTCGAGGACGGCGGGAACAAGGGCATCAAGCAGACGCTCGACCGGGTGTCCTCTCCCGTTAGGGCCAGGCTCGGATCCGACAAGCCTATCCTCCCTCCGAGCCAGTCCGCCATCATCATGACCTACGAGATCACCGCCGCTGTCGAGCGGCAGAAGGTGGCCAAGGCCATCGTCGATCTCCGGGATAAGTTTGGCATGGACACCGTCATCAATGAGATCTTCCCCGGGCCGGCCGGAGACCCCCCGACTGGGCGGGACATCGTCATGGTGCGGGATGCTGGGAAGTCCCACTGGTACAAGGTTCCCGAGGATCTCGCTGATTCGATGAAGATGATCCATGAATCCGGGCTTGCCCCGTGGGTCAAGAAGCTCTCCGTCCCGTCTCGGTGGCTCAGAACCGGGGCCACGTCCGCGCCCGGGTTCGCTGTTCGAAACCCTGTCCGTGACTGGCAGACAGCGTTCGTCAACTCCAAGTCTGGGTTCAACCCGATCACGGACTTTACCAAGGGCCTCTGGTCACTCATCACGAAGGACAAGGACTACTGGGATTGGAAGGGGTCCGGGGCCGAGTGGTCCATGCTGGTGACCCTCGACAAGTCGATGGCGGAGCAGGCCCTCCGCGAGATGAAGGCCGAGACCACGACCGGGTTCGAGGCGTTCAAGGCTAAGTGGATCAAGAGCCCGCTGGCCTACCTCGAGATGCTGTCCGAGGCCGGCGAGAAGCCCACCCGGATTGGCGTGTACAAGAGAAACCAGAGGGCCGGGCTGTCCGACATGGAGGCCGCGGCCGAGTCCCGCAGTGCGTCCACGGACTTCGCCACCAGGGGAGCCAAGACCAAGGAGGCGGCGGCCCTGTACACGTTCTTGAACGCCCGCGCCCAGACCACCTACAAGCTGGCGCAGACGGCCATGGAACACCCGGGCCAGTTCGTTATTCGCGGGCTGGCGTCGGCGGCTCTCCCTACCCTTCTCCTGTATGCGATCAACCGCGACGACCCAGAGTACTGGAAGCGCGACAAGAAGGAGAGGGCCATGTTCTGGTTCCTCCCCATCAAGATCGGCGGTCGCCAGGTAAAACTGCCCAAGGGCGAGCTGGGGATCATCTTCGGTACGGGCATAGAGATGGCCCTGGAGGCCATGGATTCTAACGCGGAGACCCGGCCGAAGGTCACGGAGTACCTCGACTCTCTCTTCCAGACGGTCAGCCCCGTTGGCAACGTGGGCGAGCTGGCCCCTACCTTTGCCCGTCCTGGGATCGAGTGGGTCACGAACACCAAGTACTACTCCGGGACACCCATCGAGAACGAGACAGATAAGTCGGTAGCCCCCTACTTGCGGTCTGGGCCGCACACCAGCGAAACGGCCAAGGCCGTGGGCCAGGCCATGGGCGCCTTCAACGGCGGAGCTGGCGTGTCCCCGAAGAAGATCGAGAACGCTCTGTACGGGTACACCGGTGGCGTCGGCAGGATGGCCGTGGGCCTCATTGACTGGCTGGCCGGAAAGGCTGGGATCCTCCCACAGAACGAGAAGCCCAAGGAGCCCATGAGTGGGACTCCGTTGCGTCCGATCGTCCAGGGCTTCCTGTCCCAGCGGGCCGCCGGATTTGAGAGCGAGCCCGCCCGTATGTTCTACGCCGCCGCCGAGGACGTAGAGATGACCAAGAAGACTCTCGAGAACCTGGTCAAACAGGGTCCGGGAAAACGTGAAGGAGAGATTAAAGCATGGATCGAGAATCACCCGTACGAGATGGAGCTTCTGAAGATCTCCAACAGAAAGAACGCCAGCGGGAACCCGTCCAACCTGTTCATGCAGGGGAGGGAGGAGCTGGCCAACCTACGGAAAGCAGAGCAGAAGATCGGGTCGGACCAGACGATGTCCGCCGAGGACAAGCGGAAGGCACTGGACATGATCGACAAGAGAGTGTCGGCAATCGTGGACCCGGTGTGGAAGCTCCTAAACGCCGTTTCCTCCCAGAAGAAGACCTCGCCCGGGCCAAGCGTAAGATGAGAGAGTCCCTGCCGCCCACCGCGGACGAGACCGCCGCGGCCGTCCTGGCCCAGATCGACGAGATGGACATCGACGCGATCAAGGCTAAGATCCCGAAGCTAATCTACGCGGGGATCCTCCAGAGCGCGTTCATCCTGAATAGCCACCTCAAGAACAAGGACCAGAAGAAGAAGAAGGAGGCCGCCGCCGTGTTCCTCGACCGGCTGGGGCAGGCCAACTTCCTGAAGAACATCGCGGCTCTTAACTCTGGGGAGGACACGAAGAACAAGCACAAGCCGGCCACCGCCGAGTGGGGCCAGGAGAAGAAGTGAAGATAGACTACTCTCCCCACGCCAGCCAGCGCCGGATCCACGACGCCCTGTCAGCCGTCTGCACTGGACTAGTCATCATGGTCATCGCCGGACGGCGCTTTGGGAAGACGATCATGGCCTGCAACGAGATCATCAAGCGGGCCCTCGAGATACCCCACGCCAGGATCTGGTACGTTGCCCCGACCAAGGACCAGGCCTTCCGCATCGCCTGGAAGGTCATGCTGAAGTACCTGCCTCGGGAGCTCATCTTCAAACAGAGGGAGGACCGGCACACGATCGAGTTGACTAATGGGAGTCTTATCGAGTTCTTAGGGGTCCAGGACCAGATCTTCCTGCTCGGAGTCGGCCTTCACTTCGTCGTCTTCGACGAGTTCCCCACCATCCCGTACACGGTCTGGTATGACACGGTCCGGCCCATGCTCCTGGACTTCAACGGGGACGCCCTGTTCATCGGGTCCGTCCCCGACCCGAAGGTCCACGCCGTGGAGCTGGAGTTCATCAAGATGTACGAGGATCTCCTGGCCGTTGCAGAGATGGGGGGAACGCGCCAGGCCTTCACCTTCGCGTCGATGGACAACCCGTACATCAACCGAGAGAAGATCGACAAGGACATCGCGGACATGAAGCGGAAGGGCCGCGAGGGCGACGTCCGGCGCATCTACTTCGGCGGCTACACCCGGGAGTACGGCCTGGTCTTCCCGGACTTTAAGATCGACATCCACACGTGCGACCCGATCGAGGTCCCGGCCAACTGGATCCGCATCATGGCCGTGGACCCGCACCCGCAGAAGCCCATCCACGCGCTGTGGATGGCCCAGGACCACAACAAGGAGTGGTGGTTCTACCGGGAGCGGTGCTTCGAGCTGGCCGACAGCCGGCACCCGCTCACCGTCCAGGAGTCGGCCGCGCAGATGCGCCAGCTCGAGGGCGACGAGAAGGTCCGGCTACGGCTGATCGACCCCACGTTCGCCAAGATGGAGCAGAAGGTCATCGGCCAGAAGTCGGTCTTCCAGCAGTACGCTGACCTGGGGCTATACTTCCGGGAGGGCAACCGGGACTTCATGACGTTCTTCAACGAGATCACGGATCGCTTCCGGGCCCTGCCCCACACGACGATCCATATATTCAAGACGTGCCCGGGACTGATCCGCCAGCTCCAGAGCTACATGTGGGACTCCTGGTCCAGCCTGAAGGCCCGCGAGGACAAGGGCGCCAAGGACCGTCCCAAGGCCACGAACGATGACTTCATCTCCTGCATGAAGTACATCGCCAACACCAACGTCCCCAACGTGGACCCTGATAGAGTGCGAGACCAGCTCGCGGGTCTAAATAATAGCCGGTGGCAGAGGCTCCGCGCCGCCACAGCATAGGAGATTATCATGATGAACGAAGCACAGCTCGAAACCCTGAAGGTGTGGATGGAGCGCTTCAAGAGATCCGAGGACTTCGTCCGCCCACAGCGGGACCGAGGCAAAGAGAACTACAAGCTCTACAAGATGTACAAGAACCAGAGCGAAAAGGTGTACAAGCATGATATGTTTGTGCCGTACTCCTTCGCCTTCCTCGAGGATCTGGCCGCCTACTTCATGCTGTCCGTCGTGGCGTCCCCGTCCCTGTTCACGATCGAGGCCAGGTGGCAGTCGGTGGACGTGGACATGTGCAAGGCCCTCGAGACCATCATCAACTGGGCCGTCCTCGAAGAGAGGACAGAGTTCGCCCTCGAGATCGAGGAGCTCCTCAAGAACCTAAACCTGTATAACTCCGCCTACCTCATCAACTACCCGGTCATGATGCAGGTGGACTCCCGCGACGCCAACACCGGCAACATCATCACCGGCTCGAAGATCGACGCCTTCGACTACCTGCACCTCGACTCTCCTCACCCGTTCCTTATGTATCCGGAGCCCGGGCCCAAGCGGCTGTCCCGCGCTAACTGGCTGATAAAGCAGAGTTTCGAGACGTACGAAACGCTGAAGACGTGGGAGCGCGACGGGATCTACAAGAACCTCGGCGACATCAAGAAGGGCGACAAGACCAGCGAGACCGACCCCGTAGAGAAGCTCCTGTCCGATATTGGCATGGGCACGGTGGAGTACAACGATAACAAGATCGAGCTCCTGGACTGTTTCTTCCAGGGCGACGTCATCACGATCGCCAACCGCCGGGCCATCATCCGGGACACGACCGAGGATGCGATCCGCCCCTACTCCTTCGACCTCCCCTCGCTCGACTGCCGCTTCGCCGGCGCACCTGGTGAGTTTGACGGAATGGGCGCCATGGAAGTTACCAAGTCACTCCAGAAAGAGCTGAACCTTCTCCGGTCCCAGCGCCGCGACAACGTGGCCCTGATCTTGAACAAGCTCTTCAAGTACGACATGATGGCCGGGGAGGTGGATCTTACCACGCTATTCTCCGCTCCCGGGAACGTCATCGTCCAGCAGGGCGACTGCATCTCGGAGTTGCCGATCACCGACATCACGGCCTCGAGCTACAAGGAAGAGCAGAGCCTGATCTACGATCTCCAGAGCGTCCTGTCCTTCTGGGACTACGGGCGCGGTGCTACTCCAAGGCGCAAAGAGACGGCTACTGGTATCATACGGTTACAACAGGCCGCCCAGGCCCGCAACGAATGGCACCTCCGGAAGCTCGACGCCTACATCCTCCAGCCCCTGTGCCGGCGGATCATCACGTACCTCCGCGAATCCCTGCCCAAGCAGGACGCGATCGCCATCGTTGGGGCAGAGTCAGCCGACGCCATCTCCAAGTTCTACGAGCTCGACACGAACGACCTGAAGCGCCTGCTCCATATCCGTCCCATGACCGACTCGATCAGCTCGATCAAGGAGATCGACACGAACATGTTCCTCCAGGCGTTCGACCGCCTCATCAAGATCCAGGGCGTCAACGTCACGGCGCTCATGAAGATCCTGCTCCAGAAGCTGGGGCAGAAGAACATCAAGGAAATCCTCACGGCCGTCCCCACCGCGGCCGGGCAGGACGCCACGGCCCAGGCCTTGGCGCAGATGAAGAGTGGACAGCAGGGTCCCGAGGGCGAGGCCATGCTGAAGAACTTCGCGGCTGGCGGCCAGCCCAACCCGGATCAGATTCCGGCAAGTCCTATCTCTGGAATGGAAGGTGCGTAATGTTTGACAAGAAGAACCGTCCTAAAGCCTTCACGGGCACGTTGGCCAGTGGCCTGCCCTACGAAGACTTCGAGGCCGCGGTAGAAACCCCGGACTCTGTTAAGGACAACCTCGAGAAGATGAAGCCGATGATTAAGGCCATCCGTGAGATGGCCGCCACCGAGGGGTGGTCCATGTACGTGGCCCCGTTCCTCGAAAAGAAGAGGAACCCCACCAGGATCCTGGAGATGATCGAGAAGGGAGAGGACGCCAAGACCGAGGCCGGCTTCGTGAAGCTGGCCACCTCCCTGCTGAACATGGTGAACTCGATCCTCCGCACTGGCGCGAGCCTGGACCGCGTCCTGGCCGAGAAGAAGGACGAGGATTAGACAAAAAAAATGGGGGAGCCGGCCCGAGCCGACTCCCCCTTTGGGTTAAGTCCCTACCCCGCGCTGGGGGTTATAGAGCTGGTCTTCGTGAAGCCGGTCGTCTTGATGTTATGAAGCCGGAAGCTCGATCGAGCTGGTAGCTTCTCCTTCTTGTCCGACCCGCACTTACACTTCCACTTCGATACGTCGATCGTGGGGAAGTACTCTTCGGTGATCTCGCCGCAGTCAAGGCAGTGGATTACGTAGATCGGCATTATTCCCTCCCATCATAGCGTGGCGCATGAAGCCGGCGACGGCCGACCGATAGCGCTTCTCGTACATGAGCTGGCGGGCCAGGCAGTGCGCCTGCCGCTCGTTCGTTGGATCTTTCCACAGCGAGTAGGCGATGTTGGCCAGGTAGGTTGACCTGTTCACGTGGGCCTTCTGCTCGTGGACCATGAAGCACGCCTCGGTCGGGATCCTGGCCGAATACCCACCCGTCTTCTTTGGCACCAGGTGTTCGTGCATGGTGCCCACCCACGAGAAGGCCCTTCGATCGTGCCACCGTGCGTCGTACCAGAACCTGTTCGTAGGGTTATCCTGGAAGTCCACTTCGAACCTGTCCAACTGATCCGACAAGATGCAGTTCATGGCTCCCAGGTCCAGGCGCTCGAAGCGCTCGTCGGCGTCCGGGGTGCAGACCATGTTGTTCTGGGCCAGCGACTCGGCCAGGTTCCGGGCCGCCCCGTAGTCGAACAGCTCCATTCCGGCCCGGATGATACACTCCTCGTTTGGCTCGACGAACGCGGCGTTGACCGCGGCCGAGACCGCCGGAGTGATCGGGATACTGAAGCGGGATGGCCCAACCTGGGTGACCGAGGCTCCGGCGTCCAATGCGATCTGTGCGGTCCTGTCCTTACTGCCGGTATCGAGCAGTACCAGGTCCCCTCCAGCGTCCAGGAACTGGCGCAGAGAAGAGAGGAGGCCCGGGAGGGATTTCTCCTCGTCCCGGGCTACAACACACACGCTAAACTTTGGCATCGGGTGGGGGGCTGTACGATACTTTAAGACCGAAGAACTTGATACCGTCAATTATGTAGGTTGAGTTATTGGGGTCTATCTTCATGCACTCGTTCCAGTGCCACCGTGCCCCCTCGATATTGCCCGCCCAGTACAGCGAAGAGTACAGGATCTCGTGAGGCATGGACGTGTAGTGGGCCATGTCGTTGGCGTAGAAGGCCAGGTATGGTATCGTCAGAGCGGCGGTGGCATAGGCCGTGGCCCGCCTCCAGTCCTTTTCCTTGAAGTAGAGATCTGCCAGCCGCATGAGCGGGGCGCGTCTCTCGGCGCAGAAACGGAAGGACTCGTGATACCACATTACGGCGGACGCCTTGTCGCCCATGTACCAGTAACAGTCGCCGATGAAGGTAAGGCTCTGGCCGCGCTCGAGGTCCCACTTGTTGAGCTTGACGTGGCGCAGGAACTGTCGTATAGCGGACAGGTAGCGCTTCTGGAACATCAGCTCCCGAGCGAAGTAGTGGGCGTGCCGGTCGTTGTCCGGCTCGTTGAGACAGGAGATCGCCAGGCCCGTGGCATCACGGTTGGACCGCCCTTCCTGGGGGAGCTGATGATGCTCGACCAGGGCGACGTCCTCCGGGAGGTTGGCCCACTTCTCGCCGGCCACGTTCTCGGTGACGGTCTCGTGGATGCACCCGATCCAGTGCCACTTCGTGCGATCGAACAGGTAGGCGTCCCGGTAGAAGCGCACCTTGGGCGTGCCGTCCGGGTTCTGGGACCAGATGTAATCGAATCGGAGCTGGGAGTTTCCGGCAGAGTCCATGAACCCATGGATCCGGTCGATGTCGAATTTCTTGAGTACCTCGTCGCACCCGGGGCACAGGACCCAGTCGTTCTCGGCCATGCTCATGGCGTAGGCCCGAGACTCACCGAAGTCAAAGTAACTATCGCCAGCCTTTACTATGGGCGCCTCTCCCTCCACTATGAAAGCATAGTTTATCTTGGCGGCCATCTCCTCGTCGATCGTGTGGCGGAAGCCGTCTCCCTTGTTATAAACCTTGGCGCCGGCGGCAAGGGCGATCTCGATCGTCTTGTCGGTGGATCCGGTGTCCACCAGAATGATCTCCCCCCCGCGATCGCGGAACTCCTGGAGACTGGACAGGAGGTTGGGCAGAGACTTCTCTTCGTTCTTCGCGATCATCACCACGCTAAACATGGGTTTAGTATTCATCTATGATCCTCACTTTCACGGGCACGACACCGTGCCACTCCATGCCGAGGCGCTTGGCGACAGCCGCCGACACGTCCCAGTCACGGCCTTCAACGTAGGGCCCCCGATCGTTGACGATCGCCACGCACCAGCGATCGTTCCTCATGTTCTGGATAACAACGAACGTGCCCAGCCTAATTGTTTTGTGCGCCACCGAATAGCCCCCCATGTCGTAGATCACGCCGGAGGCTGTCTTTCGCCCGTGGAAGGGCTTTCCGTACCAGGAGGCCCACCCATGCTGGGAGTCCACGTCAAACGCCCGCCCCGGGGCAGGCAGTGGGGTCAGGCCCAGCCTTACGGTGGGGGCTGTGGCAGGAAACAGCATGAAGGCGGCCAGGAGGGCCAGAATAACCAGGCAATTGAGAAGCATCTGCTCTTTCGTGATGTTCATTTCTTCTCCTCCCTAAGTGCGAGGGCGGCCCGGATGACGGCGAGGGCGGTTTGGGCATTGGCGTATTTTTCTTCTCCTGTCTCTCCCTCCCACGCTAAGTCGTAGGCATCAGTTAAGACGTTCCCCAAGTTCAACAAGGCCTCCTCCACCTCTTTGGGAAGCGGGGCGGGGGAAACAAGTTCACGGGCCGATTCAATAGCCCCGATTGACCCCTCGTCCATAGCGGACGGGCCAACCGTTAAGTCTTTCTTAATAGTTGGGGCGTTCGCATACTGAACCGTTAAACGGTCCGATGCGGGAACGGCCTTGATGGTGGCGAGGGCGGCGCGGGCTACTGACCGCATACATTGTTCAGCAACCGCGGAGGGCCACGCCTCATTCGCTATTCGTAAAAGAGCGTTTGTGAGCGGGGCTTGCTGGGCGAGTTCTTCCTCAAGTTTGATGTTCTTTTCCAGAAGTGACCCGAATATTTCATCCATAAGTTTGTTTCTCTCGCAGACCTTTAGGATGGCACCGTCCATGGTATAGGCCTTCATTGGAAGATCTCCTTCGCCACGGTGCAGGCCCCGATCAACGCCAGGGCCCAGACCGCCCACGACACGAGTCCCTCGAACCAGGTGGGCCAGTTGATCTTACGCAAAGGGTTTCTCCTTCGCCTTCTTGAACTTCCCCTCCTGGCGCTTGGGGGTGTGAAGCACCTGGGGATTATGCCGGCCGCACTTGGCGCACTTCCACTGGGATTCT